AGGAATTATGACACTATATTCCCCTTGACTCTGTCAGGGAACTCTGATATAATATATACAGTACTCCTCCCTCCACTGCCATGATCTCACTAGACGAAAAGTATCACAACTATCTCACAGAGAAGAAAACGTTGAATATCGATGGTATCAAAGAACGTCTAACAGGATATGGATTCAACTGTGATGGATCAGGCATAACTGGGTATTATGTCAACACCGAGAATTGGAGATTAAACTATGACCTCCAAGAAAAGTTCATAGATAAAGTATGTTTCAATAAAGCAAAAGCAAATGTCTGACACTCCTAGTAATGAGGAACTTCTCAGTAGAATCACAGCACTCGAAGATAAAGTCTCGAAAAGTCTTCTAATGATGAAGAGGACACCTACATCTGGGTATGAGAAACTCGTCGATGTTGTGTGCGATCATGAGAAGCAAATTAGAAATATTAATCAAGAGATTGAACAAGGTCCAACTTCTAAAGCATGGACACCATCTGGATTACACTTTGAAGAACCAATGCCACCCCCTGAATGAAGGACAGTAAGTACTTAGAGGAAAAGATAGAGACTGCTAAGGGCAGGATCTCTGAGATTGAACTACTCATTAGAGAGTGGGAGAAATCTTTAGAGGTTAAAAAATCGCGTAGTTGGAACCTGACCTTCACTTCATCACCTTTAGTCTCAAAATTAGCGTCCAAAACCGCGAAGGGTCGCTAAATATGATTTAATGTATCAGGGGGAAAATGGACGAACTCGAAGGCGAATTTATCATTAAGGAAAACGGTGAACTCATAACTTATACCAAGGCTAGGGATATACCTGATGATTTCGATCATCTAATTAAGTTCAAGGTAAATGATGTACCTGGACCTCATACTGAAGAGCAGCATAACGAAATGAGTAAGTATGCTGACTACTTGCAACAATTAATGACTAGAGAGAGAAAGTAATGGCCTACGATCAGAAAGGGCAAAACGATGATTGGTTTCCAATGCCACCATTGACTACACCCCACCCCCATGATTCAATGCCTATTGACACTGCTCCATCAGAGTGCCAACCACCAGGAGTAGACGAAGAAGAAGATATAACTATTCATGAGAAGATGTACAGGATTGCTACTGCTAAGTACAATCCTTTTGCAGTAGGTGGATCAGAAAGTATTCATGATTTCCAAGGAGGTAGCGAACAATGCCAGCAGTAACTAGAATAGGAGATGCAGATGTTACCCATTGTAGTGGTATGACCAGAGCAGAGGGATCTCCTAATGTCTTCTGTAATAACATACCTATCTCTCGTCAAGGAGACGTTAATACATCACATCTACTACCAGCACCTATATGTCCTTCCCATGCAGTAGCAATTACAACAGGAAGTACAACCGTATTTGTAAATGGCAAAGGATGTGGTAGAATAGGAGATGCAACATGTACTAGTGTTGCAGAAGGTTCACCCAACGTATTCGCAGGTGGTTAATTATGAAAACAAAAGCAGGTGGTTTCGGTACACAAGTCGCAGTACCAGCAGTACCTAAGAAGACCCGTCAAGGGCACTCAATGCATACAAAGCATTCGGCAACCTCACGTAACAAGGCAAAGAAGAGATATAGGGGACAGGGCAGATAATGTATAAAGCATTGCCTAAATGCATACACGTAAAAGATAGCCCTGTCGCAGGACAGGGTTTATTTGCTTTAAGCGATATACCTGATGACGTGTACCTCGGTATATCACATGTTGTAGTAGAAGATGATATTATGAGAACACCTCTAGGAGGGTTCGTTAATCATAGTGAAGATCCTAACTGCATCAAAGTATTTGAAGAAGAAGAGTGGGGTAAGATATATCATATGAGAACTATTAGAGATATAAAGAAGGGTGAAGAGTTGTTTCTGAAGTACACTTTCTATCAAGTCTGAATAACGGGTATAAATATAAAGAAGGTTAATTCCGTAAAGGATGGCTATTACATCGAAGTCATTTCGTGACTTCTCTTTAACTTTTGAAAAGAATGCAGTGACAAACGATGTGTTGTCCCTGACTAATGAGTCAGCTATTAAGGCTGCAGTGAAAAATATTGTTTTATATAATTTCTATGAGAAGCCATTTGATCCTTTCTTTGGTGGTAACATTTTAGGTCTATTATTTGAAAATGCTAGTCCTGAAATTGAGAGTGAACTAACTGACCGTCTTGTAGATGCAATTAACTTGCATGAACCAAGGGTTGCAGTTATAGATGTACTTACCAAGTGGGAAGAGAATCGTAACCAATTGGATGTCTCTATTGAATATGTGATATTAGGAATACCTCCAATACAAGATTCAGTAGATATAGCATTGAAACCATAATGGCATTTAATACCGTCAATGCTCTTGAGTTCAACGAAATCAAGGCACAAATTAAAAATTATCTAAAAGCACAATCAGAGTTTAGTGATTATGACTTTGAAGGGTCGTCATTGACCGTACTGATTGATACTTTAGCATATAATACCTATTACACTAGTGTAAATGCGAACCTTGCCGTCAATGAAGGGTTCCTAGAGACTGCTGTATTGCGCGAGAACGTCGTTAAATTGGCAAGAATGCTTGGTTACACACCTCGCTCTGCACGTTCTGCTCAAGCAACTGTTACTATTGCAGTTCAAACTAACGTTACAACTAATGCACAGGGTGTAATTACAAAAGGATATCCACAAACCGTTACACTTTCACAAGGATTAGTACTGAATTTCACAGGATTGGATAATAATAACTTTGTTTTCTCAATTCCATCTGATGTTACTGTATCTGTAAACAGTACAACAGGTATTGCAACCTTCTCAAATCTTATAGTTTATGAGGGTGTTTACTTAACAGACACTTTTGTACGTAATACTACTGAAAGACAACGTTTCATTCTAACAAACGAAGCTGTAGATACGTCTTCAATGAAGATTGAAGTTACTTCTGGTACCGTTGTAGAGCGTTATCTACAAGCAACAGACATTACTAAGATAGATTCTACTTCTAAGGTGTATTTCCTAGAAGAATCTGAGTATGGAAGACCCGAAATTATGTTCGGTGACGGTACATTAGGTCAAGATTTATCAAATGGTGATGTAGTTGAGGTAACTTATACCACTTCTAGTGGAAATGGAGCTAATGGATTGCTCAGTTTCACTAATATTGGATCATTTTTAGATGATTCAGCAAATTCTTTAACTTCTGGAATCACTGTTACACTGAATTCACGTCCTGAAGGTGGTGCTGCAGCGGAAACTAAGGAAGGAATTAAGTTTTCTGCGCCTAAATTCTACTCTGCATTTGGTAGAGCAGTTTCAACGCAGGATTATGAGGCAATTGTTCCTCAAATTTACCCTAACGTTGCTTCAATTGCGTGTTATGGTGGTGAAGAAGCGTCTCCACCCCAATATGGTAAGGTATTTTTAGCAATCAAACCGAAAAATGCGGATAAATTATCTCTTTCTGAGAAAAATGTCCTTTTAAAGAAACTTAGAGAGTATTCTGTTGCTGCGATTCAGCCTTCAATCATTGATCCATCGATATTATACATCGATTTGAACAGTTTTGTGTATTTTAATCCTAATATTACACGTAAAACTGAAGCACAAGTTAAGAATGCAGTCATTGCAACCCTAACTGCGCTTAATACAGGAGCTGAGTACAACAAATTTGGTGGAAAATTCAAATTCTCCAAACTTCAGAGCATAATTGATGGTGCAGACGGAGCAGTTACTTCTAATATCACTCGTCTCAAGATGAGAAAGAACGTTTTAGTTGATTTGAACGCTCGTGTCAACTATAAAATCTGTTATGGTAACAGAATCAACCAAGGAACCTCGACAGAACCTACGGTTTCCTCTTCAGGATTTAAGATGTCTGGTGATGTAGTTAATACTTACTTCATCGATGATGATGGAGCAGGTAAATTAAGACTTTATTACATAAAGGACACAGGTGCATTTGAATATAGTACTGCTGACGTAGGTACTGTTGACTACACAATGGGTGAAATTGTTATTAATGACTTGATTATTTCATCTACAACAATATCAGGTAGCATTCTTCAACTATCCGCAGTTCCAGAATCGAATGACCTAGTTTCTTTACGAGAAACCTATTTGACATTAGGTATAGATAATACGACAGTTAGTGTTGTGGAAGACACTATCAGTAGCGGTTCAAACCTATCTGGTACGGGAGTTGTACCAGAGTCCAGCTATAATTAAAAAAACGCATGGCTCAATCGAATTCATCCTGGAAAGTCGGGTCGTGGACTACTCCGACTACGACAGTTACAACGACACCTGTACCGTCGGAGGTCAGTCCTGAATCTAGGTCGCAGTTATCTGATAGTGTTACTGGTCAATTTGCCAGTTTTATACAGGATAGCTATCCTACGTTCATAGAATTCGTTAAGGCTTATTATAAATCACAGGAATTAAAGGGATATTGCTTAGATATAATCAATAATTGGGCAGATTATTACAATCTTGATAATTATGGTGAATTAGTTACCGAAACAACAACAATTTCAACAGTAACTAGCTCTTCTACTACTGTTGACGTTACTTCAACTCGTGATTTCCCTGATGAGGGACTACTTTTAATAGATGATGAGATAATTTACTACCAATCTAAGGGTGCAACCCTTTTTAATGGATGTGCAAGAGGTTTTGATGCTACAACAGCACTTGGACAGGTAGGTGAGTACGTTTTTTCTAACACAGAGCCTGCAGAACACGTTCTTGGCAGTACAGTTGTCAATTTAAACAACCTTTTCCCACTTTTCATGTTGGGACAGTTCAAAGAACTGCTTTTATCAACATATCCAAAGAATTTTTACGCTGGAGTTACTGAATCTACCATAATTAAGCGAATTAAGGACTTTTATGCCTCTAAAGGGTCTACTAGGTCTTTCCAATTCGTTTTAAGAACATTATTTGGAGTAGATTCCGAAGTTTCTTATCCAAGAGACAGAATATTCAAGCCATCTGATGCATATTACACTTCTAGGGAAGTAATTCGTTGTGTTGCTGTTACTGGAGACCCATCTGCACTTGTAGGGCAGGTTTTATACCAAGAAGCAGATACAACTGATTCAAATATTGCCGCTGCACGTATATACGTTAAAGGTGTTGTTGAAGTCTTTACTCAAACTGGTTCAATTTTTGAAATTGATGTAGATACCAATAATTCACTTGGAAATTTCGTAACTCCTTATAAAACAACTCTTGCTGATGATTTAGCTGGTGCATTAACAGATACTACCATTACTGTTGATTCTACACTAGGTTGGCCAGAGACAAATGGACGTATTAGGATTGAAGATGAGATTATTACATATACTGACAAAACAGTTAACCAATTCTTAGGTTGTAATCGTGCTAGAGAGAATAGTCTCAATGTAGCACATGATGCAGGGCAAGAAGTCTTTGCAGCATACAAGATTTATGGTACAAGTAATGTAGATGGGTCTGAAATCCAATTAAAGGTATATGGTGGAACTAGAGGTGTTACACTAGCATCTGGTGGTAAGTACTACCTTCCAGACAGTAAGGTTACAACCCCTCTAGCACCTGGTTTCGATAGTCTTGACCCAATATGGGATAGTTTCTTATACAACGTCAGAAGGGCACTCAGAGGCATCACAGCAACCCTAGGAGCACCTGATCCTGGTACTGGTGCTGTAAGGGTAACTGTAACAACAAAAGAGAAGCATAAGTTAAGAAGAGATGATAAGATTAGAATCCTCAATGCTGCGGAAGATATCTACAACAATGAGCATGATGTAGTTGGTATTGTTGATGAATACATTTTTGAATTCCTTCTTCCTAGTGCTCCTGCTGCTGGAATAACATCAACTGCTGGTAATGAATTTTACATTGCTAGAGAGTTTGCATTTGGTACTAGTGTATATCCATCTATTAATTTATTAATTTCAAAGTATCATGCAGATACTACTAATGTCTATAAGTCATCTACAGATGCAGTAGTCGCTAGTACAGGTATACCATCCCATAAAGTTGGTCCATTTGCTTCAGCGGATTTAGATCCTGGAAATCAAAGGTATCTTAAGAGAATACCACTAACGACATCAACTAAGAGTACAAAGACGGCTACTCCTATCGGTCAGGTCGGTATTGCTGCAAATGGTGTTCCTTTATTCTCATATAAGGGAAGTGCTACTAAAAAGTATGGTGGATTGAAATCAATCACCAAAAATAGTGGTGGAGATGGATATGATATTCAAAACCCACCTACAGTTGAATTTGAACCAGATTATAAACTTGCATTCACTTATGCTAGTGGTATAATTGTCAAGCATAATGGAAATAGATATCAGTCCATAAATGCAGGTACAAGTTCTTCCTCAGTCTATCCTACGCATACAATTGGGGATGCAACTATAGGAACAGTTGAATGGACATACCTAGGAACTGCTGCAGCTGCAACTGCGGAAGTGGATGGTAGAGTTATTGCAATTAACGTTGTAACTAGCGGTGCTTCATATACAAGTGAACCAAGTGTCTCTATTAGTGGAGGTGGAGCACCTAGTAGCACACAGGCAACTGCTGTTGCACAGATTACTGATGGTAGGGTTACTGGAATAACAGTTACTGGATCTGGAAGTGGATATACACAAGCTGCTGGATTACCAACGATTACAATTACTGGTGGAGGGGGCGCAGGAGCGACTGCAACTGCTGTTGTACGTGGACCTCTTAAGGATATAACCATCTCTGATACAGGAAGTCAATATACTTACGAACCAACGATTAAGTTGATCTCTGGTAGTGGTGCTGTTGGATATCCATCCATTTTGAATGGAAGAATTGAAAGTGCTATTATAACCTTCGGTGGTAGTGGATATTATGGAGCTCCAGACGTTGTTATCACTGGAGATGGAGTTGGTGCTACTGCATATGCTCAAGTAGACCTATCTCAGAACATTGTTACTGGTATTGTTATAACAAACAAGGGAATTGGATACAGTGTTGGTAATACAAGCATTGATATCGTATATCCTGGAACTGGTGCATCATTTACGACCAAATTAACAGAATTAACTTATAATGAATCAGCAACTGCTACAGAAGTTGGTCAACCAACCTTCAATGCAAGGAAAGTAACTGATGCTGCTGGTGGAGCAGTTATGCAAGGAGAGAATAGTGGAATATATGGTGGAGAGTATGGATATTTGTATAACCCCACTAATCTTAGGTATTACTTAGCTGATAATATCGAACCAGACGCAGATCCACTGAATCCACCATGGAAAGAGTTGACTGCTACTAAGCACTCACCTATTCTTGGGTGGGCTTATGATGGACACCCCATATATGGACCTTATGGGTTTGAAGATCCCGAAAACCAGCAACCATATAATTCATACAAGCAACCAGGAACAAGCTATAGATTGAAGACGACTAGGGATGCTCTTCTAAGCGGTCTAAGCGATCCTCTAGGCACCTTTATTGAAGATTATGAATATGTAGAGGGATTAGGTGGTTTAGACCAATATAATGGCAGATATTGTGTAACCCCAGAATTTCCAGGTGGAGTTTATGCATATTTCTGTACAATTGATGGAATCAGCGGAAATCCAAAATTCCCTTACTTTGTAGGACCAAATTTCTATTCAGAAGCGAGTGAAGTCAACTGGGATGGAAATGGTCTGCAGAAAAACTTTACTGAGGATGCTACACGTTATAGAGCACCATATATCGGTACTGATAACATTACTACGAAGAGAAAACAGCTTGATAACAAAATTGACTTCGTATTAGCACTAGAAGACACTACAACTCTTATTACACTTGAAACTGGAGAGGTTCTTCAATATGTTGAGGATGGTATTGGATATTTCAGTTATTATCCAGTAATTCGTGGTGGAACAGCAGAATCACTAACAGTTAGCTCCACTAACCAATATTCATCTGCTGGAATTGATCAATATCTTGTAGAAGGTGGTGGAACTGGATATCAGGTCAACGATAGGTTAATATTTGATAATACTACTTCTGGTGGAGATGGAATTAGTGCAACTGTATCTTCAGTTGTAGGTAGTGACGTTTCAAGTCTTAATTTTGCTGTAGATGACGATGATGTCTCCACTGCAACACTTACATCCGCATCTAAGCATTATTTGGTCGGTGGTGATCAACTTACTATTGCAATTAGTGATAATTCTTATACAAGGACACTTAAATCTAAAATTATAAGTTCAAAGTACCATTTTGAGTATTTTGATCTTGTAAGCATGAAATTGATTGCTGGATGGGCAAACAGTACTGCATATGCTAAGAATGATCTTGTTTATGTTGCAAATAGAGTTTATAAGGCAGCTGCCGCTGGTACATCTGATTCTGGTGCAGGAAATGCTCCTACCCACTTATCAGGAACAGTATCTGATGGTACTTTGTCTTGGACTTACGTAAGAACCCGTACAGACGGTAATTTAGTTCAAGGTGGGTGGTCATCCATTACTGGTGGATCTGGATATACAAATGGAACTTATAATGACGTTCCGTTGACTACTAATAATAGTGGTAGAGATGGAAAGGCAACTATAGTCGTTGCTGGTGGTGCAATCACTACAGTTACAATTACATCCTTTGGTACTGCATATAATGTTGGTGATACCATTTCTGCTACTGATCAGAACCTAGGTAACGGTGGAGGGTCTAGTTTCAGTATTACATTAACTGAGACTCTAAGAGAATCTGTATGTCATACAAATCTTGCTCATCAGGTTGCAATAGGCGATACTGTTAATATTTCAGGAGTTTCTCCTTCTGCATACAATAAAACTGATTATGAAGTAATCAGAACGGAAACTCTTCGTAGATTTACCGTAAAACGCAATCATGGAGCTACAGCTGCCGCTACAATCACTTCTGCTGATGTTTATATCCAAGAACCTAAGTTAGAGTTGATTAATGGGCATTCTTATGTCTTCGACACTTCAGATTCAAGTAATGATGGAAAAACACTTACATTTACGTTAGATCCTTCAAATACCGATATTTTCACTTATAAGAACGTTGTTGAAGAATTAACCAACGCACAAACAGGTCAGCAGACATCTATTACTATAAAGATGGTAGATCTTCCTGGTATCTTCTATTATTTCGATATTCAAGGAAATATCGCTGGTAGTTACCTTACAGTGATGAATGAGCCTTTATCAGGTACAAATCTTGTAGTAACTCCTACTGATCTTAATTTCACTTATATTTGTTCAAAGGAACCTGAAAGTGGATATACTTCTGGCATTACATACAACACAACTTCAATATATCCAGAAGGCGGTATTGGAACCATTTCTATTGGTGATAGTGGAAGAAACTATAAGTCACTTCCAAAATTAACTGGATCAAGTAGATCTGGATCTGGTGCGACTGCAATTGCAACTATCTCTGGATCTTTATCTGGTGTTACTATTGATGCCATGGGATCTGGTTATAATCCAGCATCTCTTCCTACTGGTGTTGTATCATTACCTGATTTCATAGATTTAACTCTAACTGAAGTATTGGGAAGTGGTTCTTTCGTTAAAGATGAAGTTATCATATCTGAGCAGGTTTTGGGCAATCAAACTGCTAGAGGTAAAGTTATTAGTTGGGATCCCTTAACTTCTGTATTGAGGATTCAACCTCTTCATAATTCCAGAAGTGGTGCCGCAAATAAAGGATATATCATGTGGACTACCTATGCAGCTAATAATGCTAGGGGTAAAGTTTATAGTTCGGATGCTGAAGGTAAAATCACAACAGTTGATGGAGTTCATGCTGCTGTAACATGTAGTGTACCTAGTTCTGGTCCCAATGTAGGTAAATTGGAAATCGTTAATATTATTGCAGGTGGGTCTAATTATAGATCTGCCCCAACTCTTATTCTTGATGATCCTGCGTTTGGTCTAGTAAACACAGTATCACTTACTACACAGTCTAGTACAAATTATACAACTAACACATTTACTAATGTTGCTCAAAAGAGTGTTGCTCCTACTGGAGGAACAGATGTTAAATTTACAGTAGTTGTTAATGGTGCAGGAACTATTGAATCTGTTGCTGTTACTGATGGTGGTAGTACATATGGACTAGGTGATGTTATCACCATTTCTGGTGCATCTATGGGAGGTACAGATACTACTCATGATGCTACTGTGACAGTTACTAAACTGACACACCTTGATCCAGCAGTCACAACATGTATCTTAAACGCATCTATTGATACTATTACAGTTACCAATACTGGATCTGGTTATCTATCAGCACCTGACGTTCTTGTTAGTGGTGGTAGTGGAATTAATGCCAAATTCAATTCAAGTATAGTAAATGAAGGTGTTACTGCTATTAATATTGAAAATGGAGGAACATTATACCAAAATGCTCCTGTAGTTAATATTACACAGAAAACAGGAAAAGGTGCTTCAGTATTATTGAAATCTTCCGATTTAGGTAAGATATTAAAGATTGGTGGAGATAATATTACATTTAACTATAGTCATGATAGAACTCTAAAACCAGAGTTAAATACAACTTATAATTTACAATTAACAAGAACTCAAGTTATTGATTATCTTGATGTTACAAATGGTGGTTCAAACTTTGTTTCAATACCTGAAATTGTTCTTGTTGGTGGAAGTGGTTCACTTTATCAATTAGAAGCAATTGTTCAGAATGAAGTTATTCAATCTGTAGAAGTTAGAAGTGGGGGTAGAGGATTCTTATCTGCTCCTACAGTCCAAGCAAAAGTAACTCATAATTGGGTTGGATTAGTATCTAATAGTACTTTAAACTTCCCATACAATACAAAGATCCCAACAGGTACTGCAGTAACTCTAAATGAAGTAGTTGGTACATTCCCAGCTCCATTAGCAATTAATACAACTTATTATGTTGTTGCTGCTAATGGTACTAATGGATTAGCAAATAACCAAGTTAAATTAGCAACATCAGAAGCAAATGCAATTACTAATGCAACAATTGTGTTTACATCTGCTCCAGTTGGAGATGGTAATGGATTAACAACCTTTACTTTATCTACTACAGATCTTGGGGATGCTATTACTGCATATATGAAACCTGCAACTTTCTTAGTTGGAGAAAGAGTTTATCA